ACACTACTATGGCAGATTTACTAATGAGGATGCCGGTTCCTTACGAACCAAAAAAGCAGAACCGATTTATACTTAGATTCCCATCCCCTCTTGGTATCCAAGAATGGTTTGTGAAAACAGCATCAAGACCAAAAATTTCACAAGAAGAAACAGAAATTCAATTTCTTAATACTTCTACATGGGTAATTGGTCGTTTTACCTGGGATACTATTGATGTTACATTCCGTGACCCAATTGGTCCTTCAGCGGCACAAGCAATTATGGAGTGGGTACGTCTTCACTCTGAATCAGTAACAGGCCGTCAAGGTTATGCAGCTGGTTATAAGAAAGACATTGAATTAGAATTATTAGACCCAACAGGTGTTGTAATTGAAAAATGGATTCTTCAAGGTACAATGTTAACAAATGTTGACTTTGGTTCATTAGACTATTCAACTTCTGATATCGCTGAAATCACTGGTACACTCAGATTTGACCGTGCAATCCACGTATTTTAAAATTTCTTGGTCAAACATTCACTTTAAATTATACAAAATCCTCACTTAAAAGGTGAGGATTTTTTATGCTTCCATTGATATTTATATAAAAATGAAAAACTTAATTCGTAAAATACTAAAAGAACAGGAAGATGAATTCGAATGGATTAAGGATCTTGATGTTAATGCAGCTGAGAAAGAAATTAAAAAATCATATAGAGATATGGAGTATGAACACTCTTTTGAAGGTGAAGATTTATATTCTATGTTAATAGATGCGGGGGTTCATGATTTAGAAAAATTAAAAGAAATTGGTGATTTTATATACACAGAGGTTAGTGGTGTGAATCAACGTGGTTATGATAGTGGTAGAGACGATTGTGGTTGTGAAGGATGTTGTGATGATTATGTTTATGAAGATGAGGTTTCTGATAGAGAAGATACGGCACGTGAAGAAGGTAGAGAATCTGGATATGATGATGGATATGAAGAAGGTGTTAGTAAAAGTGAAGCTGAAATTGAAGAATTAAGGGGTCAAATAAATGATTTACAGTACACAATAGAAGAATTACAATCCAGGTTATCTAGTAGTGATGATGATTTAAGTTAATGAGAAGTTTAATTAAAAAAATATTAAAAGAACAAGAGGATGATTTTGAATGGACTAAAGATCTCGATGTTCATCTTGCCGAAAAAGAGATTAAAAAAGATTTTATAAAAGTTACTAATGAATTGAATTTTAATGGTGAAACACTTTATCAAATGTTAACTGATTCTGGTATTCATGATTTAGAAAAATTAAAAGAAATTGGTGAGTTCGTATACCAACAAGCGGATCATACATATACATACGCACAAGACAATTACGATTATGCTTGTGATGGGTGTTGTGATGACATGTATTATTATGAAGATATTCAAGAATATAAAGATGATGCTCGCGAAGAAGGTAGACAAGAAGGTAAAAGTGAAAGTGAAGCTGAAATTGAAGAATTAAGGGGTCAAATAAATGAATTACAGGATACAATAGAAGAGTTACATAATAAATTAACTTCGTGAAAAATATAATTAAAAAAATATTAAGAGAAAATGATTTGGAATGGGCTGAAAATGTTGTTGTTGGTCAAGAATTACCCTTTAAAATATTGGGCCCAACAAAACCCCCACCAACAAAGAAAAATATTTTTGTGGTAAAGGCTAAATGGATGTCTGGTGATGCTGACGCATATAATACGGATGAAGAATGGTATTATGTTGATAAACCACAGGAATTCGAGTGGTTCATCGACGTGTGTAAGGTTTATGGGGTATTATTAAAAGATCGTTACGGATATCATGATTGGATTGATCTTAATAGAATATTGAATCCTTTAGGGTATTTCGTTTACACACATAAAGGTGAATCTGTAGGTAAAGATGTAACTGATTTAATTAATAGGGATGTATTTACTGACGGTCAATCTCCGGCTACTTTAACCGATTTAAAAATATTATATTATAATGCTGACGGTATTGAGCACAATGTTAAATTAACATAAAATTTTAAATAAATAACTATGAGAAAAAAAGATAAATTAAAAGTAATTATGGAAGCCAATAATCGGGTGGAAAATTCTTACTTAAAATCTAAAGGATTAATAAAAGAAAATGATTCTGAACAAAATATTGATTCTTTATTACAAAATCCAGAAGTTCAAAATTTAATAAAATCTTTAGCATCAAACCCTGAAAAGATTAAAAAGGCAGCTAAGGAATTAATTAATATTGGTATATCTAGAGATGAACTACTTGACACTGCAAGGGCTTTAAAAAATGGGCAATCCGTTGATTCAATGGTAAAAAATATGACTGAGTCTGTATTAAAAAAATACGTTGTTAACGAGGTTGAAGATAAACCATTACCAACATATAAGGGTGATATTGAGGCTAATGATGAAAAAATAGAAAAAAAGGAGGTTGATAAGGACTTTTTTGATGTTGTGGATATCGCTAGTGGGGCTAAAATGGGTGGAATACTTGGTGCTTTAGCTGGTTCCCTTTTAGATTTGGGTTTATTTGCTGGTGGATCTGATAACCTTAAATTATATATACCTTCATTAGTGATGGTTGTTGCGGCAGCAATTGCGGGTGGTAAGGTTGGTCATGTGGTTAAAAAAGAAGCTGACTGGTTAAAGGGTTATACTGATAGAGTTAAAAAAAGAGAAGCTGGAGAAGATGTTTAAATAAAAAAAGGGACTTTAAAGTCCCTTTTTTATTAGTAATTAAATCTATCGTCATTATCCCAATGACGGTCATAATATGAAGACCCCCCTTTATTACGGTTTGTATAAAGATACTCCCCACTATTAAAAAGGTCTTGCCAATCATCATAATCCTCATCTCCGTCTTTATTCTCTTCACCCTTACCTTCAGTAAGAAGTTTTTGACCACCAGTATCTGGTTTTTGCTTACTTTTAGAGTAACCGCCATAACCACCATTCCAAGAATAAGTATAAGTTCTTTCTTCTTTTGGGTTTTCATATCTATTCTCACCCAATTGCTCAATTAATTTCAAACCAAGTTCAAATCCGTTTTGAACTTCGTCTACTTTTACATATTCATTATCGGTGTGATATCTGTAATATCCGGCCGCTAGATTTAAACAAGCTATGTTAAATTTTTCCATTATTTGCCAAACGTCAGTATAAGGATGGTATGCCCAATTCTTAATACCAGCTTCAGTAATCAAACCACCAACTTTTTCAGAGAATTCAGATGTTTGGTTATATAAATAACGTCCCATTAATGTTAAACTCATTGAGTCACCTTCTGGTGAATCGTATTGAATAGCGTAACCAACATTCTTGAAGAATTCAGGATCCGCGTGCATACTACCTTTACAACCAATTTCTTCCGAAACAAATAAGGCTATTTTAACATTTGGTAATGTGTCTAACATTTCAAGACATAAGTATACACCACACTTATCGTCACCACCACAACCAGATGGTCTATTATTAGTTTTATCAATACCTCTAAGAATAACCTCATCATTCATTTCTTCTTGAATGATAAGTAAATTTTCATTTACCTTATGTACTGTATCTGTATGTGCAATAAAACAAGGATACCATTCAGCAGTACCTTTTGTTACGTAAATATTTCCCCACTCGTCAACGGTTGGTTCATACCCATTTTCTGTTAACGTCTTTCTTAAATACTCAATCATACGTACCTCATCCCTGGAACAAGTAGGGACTGAAAGTATCTCCTTTAAACGATTAAGTTTATCTTCTGTCATTTTCATATATTTGTTTAGATTTATACGTAAAGATAATAATAATTCCTGGAAAGAACAAATCTTTCATTAGAAAAAACGGGAAATAATGTATTTATTTGTAGAACCTTTACAATTACAGATATAGTTTTAAAGTTATTCTGAATAACAAAGTTAAAAAAAAGTTTTTAATATGTCAAAACAAAATCAACAACAAGCTCAAGATATTCAATTCCAAGCTCCGTTTGATGTTCTACCCTTACCTTCTGGCGGTTTATTATATCCAGGTCAAATTGGTACTGTTAAAGTAGAATATATGACGGCAATGGATGAAAATATCCTTACATCACCTAACCTTATTAAGAATGGTAAGGCCATTGAAATATTGTTAGAAAGAAAGATTAAAGAATCACCAGTACCCTTCGATCAATTATTAGTTGGTGATAGAAATGCTATTATGATTTGGTTAAGAGCAACAGGTTATGGTGAAATGTATCCAGTTAAGTTAACTGACCCAACAAGTGGTGTAGAATTTGAGCACGAATTTGATTTAAGTGCTCTTAAGTCAAAAGAATTGACAGCAGAACCAGATGAAAAGGGTGAATTCTTTTTTGAGTTACCGAAAAGTAAAAAGAAAATTAAATTTACATTATTAACAGTTGGTGATGAACGTTCAATAATTAGTAGGGCTGACAAATATGAGAAAGCAACAAAATCTCAAATTTCAAATACACTAACATATAGATTACAGGCACAAATTAAAGAGGTTGAAGGTAATAGAGATCCTAATTATATCCAACAATTTGTTAATGTAATGCCAGCATTCGATTCTCTTAAATTTAGAGAATACTCAGATAACATTGAACCAGGTATAGATATGTCGGCCGAAGTGGAGGGACCGACAGGTACATTTCAAGCTTCAATTACCCTCGGACTCAACTTTTTTTGGCCTAACGTCCGAGTATAATTTAGGTCTTAAAAGAGAAATATATTATATGGTAAAACATATGAATTACTCTTATGAATCTACAATGAGTATGCCAATATGGGAAAGAAGAATTTATCTCGATATGTGGCAAAATGAGTTGGAGGAACAAAAGAAAGAATACGATAAGGTTAAATCAAAGGGAAAATCAAGATAAAAATATGGGACGAAAGTCCCATTTTTAGTTTAGGTGATATTTATAAAGAAATCATTATGGGTATTAATACAATTATAAAGAAAACAGTAACAGAGGCTTTAAACCCACTAAATCCGTATTTCGGTGAGACAGATCCCACGTCCTTAGTTAAAGATAAAACGGGTGGGGCTGGCGCAGCTAAAGCTCGTGCAGAATTTCTAACGGGTCATATAGAAAAAAATCTTAGTAAAGCGGGAATATATGGTATTGAAGGTTATATGGAATCTCAAGGTATTTTTTCCGTTGAGAGGGTTAAAACATACGGTAAACCTTTTAAATTTTCTTTTAAAAATAAAGAAGGTAAAGAATATAATGGTATTGCTGAGTATGATTCAAATTTAAGTAAAAAAAACGGTACCATAGTTTTAACTTTTAAAAGTGATGAAGGTACATTAAAAATATTATTTTCAAAAGAATCGTTAGCAAGACCTTTCATGTCAATAACAAATAAGTTAGGTAATTTTAAGGGTGATAAGAGAGCTCTGATTGGGTTACAAGAGGGTGGTGTATTTGATGTTAAAATTATAGAAACGGAAAAATATGAATCAACTACTACTGGTTATGAAAAAGAATCTGATGAAATTGAAAAAATTAAAGATGATATTACTAAAGCTAAAAACGATACAGAACTAACAAAACAGGGTATGACAGCTTACGTTGTTAAAGAATTAGAAAAACAATTAAAAGCAGCACGAAATAAATCAAAAAATGAGAATCTTATTGTTTTAAAAAATATCCTTAAAGAAAATTTAAATATACTGCTAGAACAGGGTGAACCCATCTCAACAAAAATTAAAATTATAAAAATTGGGATACCTAGGGTTGGTGGTGATACAAATAAAGTTTTATCAGATAAGGTGTTTGTAAAAATAAAAGCTAATCTAGATTTTATAGACGACAATACTGACCAATGGGTTGATAAAAATTTGAAGAGACAAATTCATGACGGTATTAGTAGTGGTATTTATTTTGCTAAACTAACTGAAAAATACGCAAAAAAGATGTTAATAATCAGTAAAGACACATCTGGAAAAGGTGATTATTTTACAATTATAATAGATAATATTAAAAATCCGGCAGACCCAAACCAATGGAAGGGGACTGTTGAAGTTTCAAAAAATGCCTTAAACACTAATTTTAAGGGTTCAGAAGCTAAAATACGTAACTTAAGTATTAAATAATGGCAGATAACGAATACGAAAGAACCAAAAAGGATCTCGAACTTAGGGAAAAGATTAAAGAATCTGTTAAGGAGGCTACCGCTTCCATGCAATCTTTTGCTGACGCACAAAAAGAAGTAACTAAAAACTATAAGTTAATAAAAACTCTTTCAGCTGAAATTGCTAATAATGAGGCTAGAATCAATGAACTGACTAATGCAACGGAAGAAACATTAGTTAAAGAAAGGGAGGATTTAAAAAAGATAAATGAAGGGATAAAACAACAAAAATCCTTATATCTTGGTATTAATAAAGAGTTATCTAAAACTGTTAGTTTATTTAAATCCGCTGGTAACCAAATGGTACAGTGGGGAAAACAAATAAAAACTAATATAATACCTTCTTTGGGTGATATGTTTAATAAATTTCTAGAAATAGATAATTTAACACATCAAACAGCAAATACACTAGGATTTCAAGGTACTAAATTAGCATTAATGAGGGGTAATGTTAGTGCTGTTGTTGAAGAGTATGCAGCAATGGGGTATTCAATAGAGGATGCTTACGCGGTTCAAACTTCTTTATCTGATGCAACGGGTAGACAAGTAATGTTAACTAGAGATGCAACTAAAGCTTTAGTAGAGACAGCAAGAATTACAGGGATGATGCCGGCCGATATGGCAAATTTAACTGGTCAAATGGAGGCTTTTGGTTTAGGTGCGGAACAATCAGCTGATTTTATATTTAAAATGTCACAGGAATCTTCCGATATGGGTATTAATGCTGGGAAGGTTATTAAAAAATTTCAAGAAAATTTAGGGTTATTAAATAAACTAAATTTTAAAAATGGTATAGCGGGTTTAAAAGCTATGACTAAATTCTCTGAGAAATATAAACTTGATATGAATGCGGTCGCATCGGTCGCAGATAAGGTTTTTAGACCAGAAGGTGCTATCGAGGCGGCAGCTCAATTACAAGTTTTAGGTGGTTCATTAGCAGCATTAGGTGACCCGTTTCAACTAATGTATAAGGCTCGTAACTCACCAGAAGAATTAGCAAAAAGTTTAACTAAGGCCGCAACCGCGTCTGCAACATTTGATAAATCAACCAAAGAGTGGAAGGTTAACGCATATGAATTAGATAGATTAAAAGAGGCGGCAAACGCTCTCGGAATGGATTATACTCAGTTAGCTGAAACAGCGAAACAAGCAGCTAAAATTAAATCGTTTGAGGGTATTTTAGCTGGTAAGGGTATGGATCCTAAAATGATGGATACTATTACTGGGATGGCTCAAATGGGTGAAAACGGTGCTTTTGTAACTATAGATGGTAATCCAAAACTACTTAAAGATTTAGATTCAACACAAGCCAAACTTTTAATGGATCAAGAGAAGGAAAGAGCGAAAATAGCTGATACTGCTAAAAGTTTAAATAATAGAATAGATGAAATTAAGAATAAGTTTATAATTGCGGGTGTTAAAATATTTGATAAATTAGAACCCGTAATGAAAGATTTATTAAAATTTGGTAATTGGTTAGTCGATAAACTAAACCCAAAATTTATATTAGCTGCATTTGCTAGTATCCCTCTTATAAAGGGTGCTTGGTGGATACTTCAAGGTAGATTATTTGGTATGTCAGCTGCCGCAGCTATAAACACTGGTACAATGGGTAAGGGTGGTGGCAAGGGTGTAATTGGTAGGGTTAAGGGTTTATTCACCAAAGGTACTCCAGCAACACCAGAAAAAACAGTAGTAAAAGGTTTTGGTGGTATGTCATCACAATCAGCACCAACAGAAGAGATGGCTAAAAGTACAAAGAGTTTTGGTGACGCAGCTGGTATGTCCGCTGGTAAAATTTTAGCTTTGGGTGCCGCATTATTAATGGTTGGTGGGGCGATATGGTTAGCTTCTGATGGGTTATCACATTTAGTAACTGCCTTTGCCGGATTAACGGGGCCACAAGCCCTTGGAGCTCTAGGAGCTGTTGTGGTGGTTATGGGTGGTTTCGTTGCGATTATGTACGCAATGGTACCCGCAATTACGGCCCTAGGTGTCGCCGGTACCGCTGGGTCTATTGGTT